ATTAATGACAGAGGAAGTGACGTTAGTCTTCACGGCGGTCAATATAAAGTTAAACCAGCAAATTGGTTTATGGATGCTACACATCAAACATATGATGCATTAACTCCTAAGTTTTGTAAAGAACTCATAGATTTATATGAAAGTTATGCTAAGAAAAATGAGACACGACACGGTTTAACTCACAGAGGACTCGACAACGATTATAAAGATACAGGAGAGCTTGATTTAATGTCACTATCATCTGATGAAGCAGGTGATTATATAAAGAAGTTACAAGAAGTATCAGACCATTGTATAGTGCAATATGTAAAAAAGTTCGGACTAACTGAACATTATGATGTTGAAGGTGATATATTCGGTGACGGAATTTATTATCCAATGTGGGAGATACACAAGTACGAAAAAGGTGTCGGTCATTATGAGTCTTGGCACATTGAAGGTTCTCATCAATTTGAATATGGGAATAGAATGTTTGTTAGTATGTTTTATTTAAACGATGTTGAAGAAGGCGGTAGAACGGTTTTTCCTTATAGTAAGACAGCTGTAAAATCTGAAGTAGGAAAACATTTTGCATTTCCTTGTTTTTGGCCTTATGTTCATTATGCACAAACACCTGTATCAGATGATAAATACATTGTTACAAGTTGGATGAATAAAGTTTGGCCTGATGCTTATCACAAAGCGTTTGAGAGTACGCCTCATCACAAAAAACAAGATGATGTTAGAAAAACAAAATTTATTTTTGAAGAAACTAAATAGTTAGGAGTTACAATATGGCTAAAGATAACAAATTCACAGAAGATGAATTAAAACAAATAAACACAATAGCAGATACGTATTCTACATTACAAACTGAGCTTGGTAATCTTGGTGTACAAAAAATATTAGTAGATGAGAGAATACAAGCAATTCAAGAACGAGAAGAAGCTATACGTGGAGAGTGGAAAACTAATCAAACTACTGAAAAAGAATTAGTTAAAACTCTTAGTGAAAAGTATGGAGAAGGTACGCTTGACCCTAAAACAGGCGAATTTACACCCGTAAATGAAAAATAATCACTATAAATATAACGTTTGGATATTTTCTAAACTATTTATATATGTTTAACAATAACCTTATTTCATAGGAGAATAAAATGGCAGAAAGAATTGTTTCTCCGGGTGTATTTACTCGGGAAAAAGATTTGTCTTTTCTACCACAAGGTATAGCAAACATTGGAGCGGCGGTTGTAGGACCAACATCAAAAGGTCCCGCATTCAGACCAACCGTTATAACAAGTACATCTCAATATGAACAAGTCTTTGGACCTATTGGCGGGCAAACACCTTATTATGCAGGTTTAGCCGCTAAGAGATACTTAGATGGTGGCGCGGCAAGCGTCACGATAGTTCGTGTACTTGGTATAGGTGGTTACACCGCTGATGCTGTAAACTTGTGTATAGGGGCAGGTCCACAAAACGGATTAATATTAGCAACATTAGCACCATCAAGAAAAGCCACTGGTGGCACACTTGATTTAAGTAAAACTAAGATTGGACATATTTCAGATGCTACAGCAGGTGTTTATGCTACAGCACAAAATCCATCAGCATCATCTGATTTCAAAGTTTTTGTTTCAGGTTCAGGATTAGCACTTGAAACAATTAGTCAAGCTAATATGTTTGGTAGTGAAAACTCTTTACCTACAGATGCACAAACCTTACAACATAATGTGTATATGTACAAAAACTTTAATGAAGGTGGTGGATTATCTGTAGTATCAGGTCAACACGTTACTGCTTCTGTATCAGCATCTTTACACACACTTGACTTTCAAAGCGGAACACAGAGCTTTGGCGCAGATGGTTCAGCAAATACTTGGACAGGTAATAGTTCATTTTCATTTGCAAGAACACCATACATACAATCACAAACAGGTGTAGGTAAAAAGAACTTATTTAGAGTTTACACACGTGGACACGGCGAAGATATGAATACTGATTTTTACATTGGTTTTTCAAATATTAAAGCCGCAGCAACAAATAACTCTTCACCTGACTATGCTCAGTTTGATATGCAAGTATTTAAACGTAATGTTGAAAACCCGACTACATTTGAGTCAGTTGAAACATTTAGTGCTTTGAATCTTGACCCACAAAGCAAAAACTTTGTTGTTGCTATGATTGGCGATTCTTGGTCTGAAACTAACTCTGTAGGTGAAATTACTAAATATGGTAATTATGGTAATGGTTCTGAATATATTAGAATTGGTGATTACTCTAACCTAACAGCAGAATCATCAGGAATTGGTCGTGCAGTAGCTCCTATGGGGTTTGGTGCAGTTCAAAATCCTGTGCCAGGTAATGCGACCGGTAACAACGTACCAACAGCATCATATATAACTTCTACAGATAGTAATGGATTATTTGACGCTTCTAAGTATTACGGGTTTGATTTGGCTTCTACTAATAAAGTTAACCAAGCTTATTTAGCTCCGATTCCAGGTACTGCTACTATAGGTGCTAATGTAACATTTTCACTTGAAGATATGACAGGTACAGCAGGCGGTGATGAAGGATTTGCTGATAATATAACAAATCTATCATTGACAAGTGCTACAAATGTAAGACAACGTAAGTTTCAAGTTCCTTTTCAATGGGGATTTGGTGGTGAAAACCCGGCACGAGAAATCTTATTTAATGGTGATATAACCGCAGCAAATCAACAAGGATTTGATTGTAGTGGTGCCGCAAAGAGTGGTTCCGTTGCTTATAAGAGAGCATTAGGAACTATAAGTGACCCTGATTTCATTGATATGAATTTAGTCGTTACTCCTGGTATTATACACGAGTATCATCCAAGTGTTAGTAATAGAGCAATAAGTATTGCTTCTAATCGTGGTGATACTTTCTACATTATGGATGGTTCACGTTGGGGTAGAAGTGTAACTAACGCAGTTAGTGATGTTGCTTCACTTGATAACAACTACGTAGGGGTTTATTATCCTTGGGTTAGTATTGGTAATCCAGGAGGCGGTGCTAGCATTTGGGTTCCACCATCAGTAGTAATGTTAGGTGTGTATTCACAGAATGACAGAATAGGTCAAGAATGGTTTGCACCTGCAGGTCTTAATCGTGGTGGTATCGCGGCGCAAGATGTTAAGAAAATCTTAACTCATACAGACAGAGATGAATTGTATGACGGTAGAGTTAATCCTATAGCACAATTCCCACAACAAGGTATTGTAGCATTTGGTCAGAAAACTCTACAAGCAAGACCATCCGCTCTTGATAGAATCAATGTTCGTAGATTATTAATTAACTTGAAGAAGTTTATTGCATCATCTTCAAGATTCTTAGTCTTTGAACAAAACAATGCGGCGACAAGAAATCGTTTCTTGAACATTGTCAATCCTTATATGGAATCTGTACAACAACGTTCAGGTCTTTCGGCATTCAGAGTAGTAATGGATGATTCCAATAATACTCCTGAAGTAGTAGATAGAAACCAATTAATTGGTCAAATCTTCATACAGCCTACAAGAACTGCTGAGTTTATTGTACTTGACTTTGTTGTATTGCCAACAGGGGCGGCTTTCCCTGAATAAAAGGGAGGTCAACAGAACTAAAGGGGCTCAATTACGAGCCCCTTTTTTCTTATAAAATAAAACTAAGAAAAAACTAAGAAAAAGAAATACATTGTTTGTGATGATTTTATCAAATCTTTATATTTATAATAGAACAATAAACTTAACAGGAGAAAACAGATGCCTGATTTGATTGGAGCAAACGATATATTTTTTACACCATTCGAACCTAAAACGAAAAATCGTTTTATTATGGAAATCGAAGGTGTACCAAGTTTCTTAATTAGAGCGGCTAATCGTCCATCAATAGAATTTGAAGAGATTGAACTAAATCACATTAATGTTAAGCGGTATGTAAAAGGGAAGGCTTCTTGGCAACCTTTAGACATTACTCTTTATGACCCAATCGTACCAAGTGGTGCTCAAGCAGTAATTGAGTGGATAAGACTTGGTCACGAATCTGTAACAGGTAGAGATGGATACTCTGACTTCTACAAAAAGAACGTTACTTTCCAATTACTTGGACCTGTTGGTGATGTTGTTGAAAAATGGGACCTTAAAGGTGCTTACATACAATCTGCAAATTTTGGAGATTTGGATTGGTCGGTTAGTGAACCTGTAGACATAACTTGTACATTACGTTATGACTACGCAGTATTACAATTCTAAGATATGAACTTTATTAGAGAAATGCTATCAAGTGATGCGAAGATATCGTCTAAACGGGCGATAGGTTTCGCATCATTTGTTATGCTTATAGCGAGTTGGGTAGCAAATACATTTTGGCAGTTTGAAGTCAAAGACATCATTCTTGAAAACTTTATGTATATTACTATCGTTGGCTTAGGCGTAACCGCAGCAGAAAAATTTAGTCGAAATAAATAGTTATAAATTCTTAACTTAATTAAGAGGTAATTGTTATGAGTAAATTCCCTACAGAGGTAATTGATTTACCTTCTAAAGGATTAGTATATCCTAAAGAACATCCACTATCGAGTGGTAAACTTGAATTAAAGTATATGACAGCAAGAGAAGAAGACATTCTCACTTCTCCTAACCTTATAGATAAAGGTCTTGTGTTTGAAATGTTGTTAGATAGTTTAATAGTAGACGATAAAATAAGTCAAGATGACTTGATTGTCGGTGATAGAAATGCCGTGTTAGTATCAGCACGTATTCTTGGTTATGGAAAAGATTATGGTATAATGATAGATGAACAAGAAGTGAATGTAGATTTAACCACGTTAAATGAGATTTGGATAGATGAGAAAAATCTCGTAGAAAAAAATAAAAATGAATTTCAATTTGTCGCACCTGTTACAAAAACAAAAATAAATTTTTCTTTACCTGATGGACATATGGAAAAGCAAATAGAAGATTTAAATGAAGCATATAAAAAAGCAGGACAAGATAGAGGCTTGACTAACAAATATAAAGTGATTATAAAATCAGTTAATGGTGACACTACTCGTGGTGTATTAGATGACTTTATAGATAATCGATTTATAGCAAGAGATTCTATGGCTTTTAGAGATTATTTAGCAGACATTTCTCCTGATATTAGTTTTGATACAAAAGTCAAACTACCTGATGGAACTGAACAGGAGGTAACGGTCCCGATGACCGTTCGATTTTTTTGGCCTAACGCCGAAGTATAGAGAAAGCGTCTACGAACAAATATTTCAATTAGGCTATCACAGCCAAGGTTTTCATAATTTCAATGAGTTATACGATATGCCCATAGGTATGCGTGAATGGTACTATAGGCGATTAGTAAAAGCTAAGAAAGACGAGAACGAACATATAAAAAAGGCACGTTCAAAAGTGAATAGAAAACGATAAACCTTATATTTATATATGAATCGAATCGGAGAAATTCTATGAAACAATCAGTAAATGAAGGTCTATTTGACTATATAATCAAACAAATTAAAAAAGGGTATGTCGATAGTAAAACAAAAAAACTAATGAAAGACGACCCTGAAGTTGCTCAAGCAGTTAAAGCTGTAAAAGC